CAAAAGAAAACGCACGAGTAGCAAAGATTCTAGGAATAAAAGCGTCAGCTAGATGTACAACCGTAAAACCTGCAGGGACGACATCTCTGGTCCTCGGAACGTCTTCGGGTATACATGCATGGCATAATGATTATTATGTCCGTAGGATGCGCGTAGGAAAGAACGAGGCTATATATACATATTTGTCTAACCAACATCCTGAACTTATTGAAGATGAATACTTCAGGCCTCATGATACAGCTGTGATATCTGTACCACAAAAAGCTCCGGCTAAATCAATACTTAGAACTGAATCACCGTTTGATACTCTTGAAAGAGTTAAACGTGTATCACAAGAGTGGATTAAGCCCGGTCACAGACGTGGTAGCAATACACATAATGTATCAGCTACAATATCTTTGAAACAAGATGAGTGGCAAGAAGCTGGTGAGTGGATGTGGAATAATAGAGATTATTATAACGGTTTATCTGTATTACCATATGATGGTGGTACATATACACAAGCTCCGTTTGAAGATATTACGGAGGATAAATATACTGAAATGTCTAAAGTATTATCTGATGTTGATTTAACGAAAGTAATTGAAGCTGAAGATAACACAGACCTGTCAGGCGAGGTTGCTTGCGCTGGCGGTGCCTGTGAAGTTGTTTAATTTAATAATATATAATATGAGTTTAGAACAATTAATAAGTACAATGAAACGAGAAATGGAACAAGCTGAAACAGAGACTATGAAATTTAATATAGGAAATAAAGCAGCTGGTACAAGACTAAGAAAACATATGCAGACTATAAAGAACACTGCACAAGACGTTAGGAAAGAAGTACAAACAATTAAAAATTCTTAAATAATAAAGGGAGCTTAACTGCTCCCTTTTTTTATATGCTTATACATATCATTACCAATAGCTTCACCAAATGTAGAGTCTGATTTATAATGCGCTCTAGCTATTCTCCTGCTATCAGATATATTGCGTGCTAGCTTTTTTAGCTTAGATTTTTTATTAGGATATTTATCACTTAAAACATTTGCAATTAAAAAAGCTTGTGTTGAGTGACCACTAGGATATGATGGTGTTTTCATAGAAGCTATCTCATAGTCTTTCATCTTGATGTTAAACTTTTTAGCTAAAGCTTTTGGCCTAGGTCTGTTATGATGTTTCTTTATTTTCATTATCAACGGCGCAGACTCTTCTATTAGTTTTTTTATTAAAGGATCTTTACCAACTATTTTGCTAAAAGCTGGAGCTATGTCATCCATCTCTTTAACAAACTTTTTCCTAATAGGTATATTAGATAACTCTTTTAATTCGTTTCTAGTTGTAACAGAATTATCACTAGGCGGTTTTTTATTTAAGTATTTTTTTATACTAAAACCTTTTAACAGTTCCATCTCCTCCTTGCTGCTTTACCTCTCTCGCTAGTCCAACTTCTTGACCTAGCACAAAATGACTTTCTTCGTTTAGCTTCTTTACTATCTGGATTTAATTTAGAAGGAGGAGTAGTGACAGCGGTCTGCAAATTGCTTCCTGGATTTTTTCTTTTATATTCATCAACTCCTTTTTGGGTCATACCTCCACCTGCAGCACCACCTGTACCAGTTGGTTTTGCTTTATTAAAATTTTTGCCCGGACCTATAGTTCTACGGACATCATCTTTTTTAGTAAACGGTACAAAGCCCGACATTTTAAAACTCATGATTCACCACATTTTTTACTTGGGTTACTAACTTGCACCCAGTTTTCTTTTTCAAACCAGTCTTTTAATGTTGCATTTTTTTTACGAGCACCTTTTACAAAACTCTCACTAGATCTTTTGTACTTACCTTTTTTAGCAGCATCACGTTTAGCACGCACAACTTTTTGTCTTTCAGATTCACTCATACTACGAACTTTAGCAGCAGGTAAACAAACTTTCTTTGTACCTCCGCCTTGTTGTTTTGTGTATGGTGTAAAACCTTTTAATTTAAAAGCCATGTTATTTTTGATTTTGTTTCTTTAATTTAAGTTTAGCAGCTTTAGCTAGTCTAGCTTGTGTCATTTTACCCATTACTCTAGCTCTTTGTTCTAACACTGTTAATATCTGAACTTTTCTAGCATATGGTTTATTTATTTTCATTACTTTAGCTATGGTAGCTCTAGCATCAGCTACTGTCGCAAACTTAATACTAACTGTATCTTTAGGATTTTCGTCAGTATATAATCTTCTGCTACTACCTTTAGGTTTCTTACCTGTACCAACTAGTGGATCTTTACGTTTTGATAAAGGAGATTTAGGTCTGTTTGTTTGCATATTAATAAACCAGTTTGCTAATTGTTTGTCTCGATTAGTTGCGTCAGGTCTTGACTTAAGCTTCTTAGCCTTTTCAACTGTAACATCACCACCGTATAACTTAGATATTCTAGCTTTTAAAACACCTCTGTAAGCTTTAGCCATCTTTCTTTTTACCTAAACGTTTTCTAACTATATTCATAACTGTTTTCATTTTACGAGCATAGCTAGGATTTTTTTGTCTATTAAAAACATACTGTTGATTTAAACTACTTATTATTTTAGACAAGTTACCTTTTCTAGTTTTAATAAGCCACGATGCTAACGCAGGTGGTGCTAAGTCTCTAAACTTACCTTTAGCATCAGGTGCGTCTGAGTCGTTCCAAGTAATAGACTTAGATGTTTTCTTTTTTCTTAATGGTGATGATTTATATAATGCCATTATCCACCGAATTTACTTGGTCCACCAGCTTTAGTACAACGAACACCCCAACCAGAAGCATAAGCACTTGGCCATACTTTAAACTTACGTTTAGCAGCAGCTTTACAAGGACCACTAATTTTTTTCATAGGTGTTTTCATTGGCATAGCACTAATAGTTTTATCTATTTTAGCAGCTTGACCAGCGTGTTTTTTACTAGCATCTTTTAATTGACTAGATACTTTTTTCAAAAGTTTTTTACTAGTTAATGGTCCAGCGTCAACTTCAACTATACCTTGTTTATCTTTCATAGTCATACCATTACCAGATATTCTAGATCTTCTTCTTCCGCAACCAGTTACTTTTATAGGATTATTTTTTTGTATGTATGCCATTATTGAAATTTATTTAGTATTAATGTATCAATAGAGTTCTGTATTGTTTTTTTATCTGCTTCAAGTTGAAACATTATGTTTGCGTTAAACCTTTCTTTTTCTATACCATTATCAAATATGATAACAGTTGGTACAGCGGTTATACCATACTCGGTTTGTAATTTTGTGCAGTGCATAATATCAACTCTATATACACTAGTATCTTTTAATTTATTAAGGTCTGCAAATTCATTAGCTTTATTCCAGCCAGCCCAAAACTCTACAGCTACAATATCTTTAGCTATTTTGTTATCAAAATTACCAGTGTTAATAACCTCTTGCGCACATGTTCCAAAGCAGAATACAAGAGACATCATTGTAACATACAATATATTTGTTATGTTCATTTCCTTAATAGTTTTATTTCATCTTTAATATAATCAAGGTCTTTTATTATTTGGTCTATTTGGTTACGAGCCATTTGATCTTTCATATTAAACTCCATACGAGTTGGCGGCCATGTGTTAGTAGCAGCTGGATCACCCATGTCTATAGTATACGTACCAGTACCTGGTTTAGGTAATTCTAATGCTTGCTCAACTTTACTTTCAAGTTCTGTAAACTTAGAGTTTATACTAGCCATTAAACCAAAATAAGCAGATACAACTGTAACTACCGCTACAACTATACTAACTAATGTTTTAATACTTATTTGAAACTTACTGTCTTCTGATAACTCTTTACTCATTATTAATATTTTTAAACTCTTTTTTAGGCCAAGGGTTTCTATCTCTACCAACTGAATCTAGCATTAACTTACCACTACCACCGTTAGTTTTATTTGCTCTACTATAATGTTTTCTTTTACCTGCTATTCTTCTTCTTGGCATTACTTAGCATATTTAATTTTACCATTTTCAATAAACAAACCTACTCTTTCTCTAATAGCTTTTCCATCAATATTATATATCACATTATTTTGCTTTGATTTATCAAGTAGTTCATCAATACTAAAATTACAAGGCAGTCCAGTATCACAATCAACATACTCTGTAATGTACTCTACAAACTCTACATATTCTATTTCTACAATAGTATCATAAACTATTACATCAACATATTCAATAACATCAACGTATAATGTATCTAATACATCCTCGTAAACAAATACAGTATCAGTTATATAAATGTATTCTGGAACTAAAGTTTCGATCTCTACGGTGTCTAAAACAATGTTATATACATATTCAGTTTCAACTATAGTATCAAATACAAATTCAAGCTCTGTTAATGTTATAAAAACAGTGTCACAAGCAATTGGTGTAGGTGGTCCACACTCTGTTGCGAGCGTTGGTCCTTCAGCGTTTTCATCTGCTGCATCTAAACAGTCTTCCCAACCGTCATTAATCCAAGTTGTTTCTACACAACCGTTAGGTGAATACTGTGTCCAGTTGCTTGGGTCATCACCACAATAAAAACCTTCTTGCTCAGCACAAGCTAAACATAAGGCTTGAAAATCAAAACCTTGTGCATTAGCGAGCGAGCCAATAAACGCAAATAGTATTATAATATATTTCTTCATAATTAAAATATTAAATAGTTAAAGCCAAATTTAATTTCATATACTGGTTTCATCCAGTATCTTTGGTGTGTTCCTTCAACAAACATACCAAGTGATTTAGTTAATCTAGAACCAAACACTACACCAGCATCCCACTCTATATTATCATTATCTTGTTTGCCATACTCAAATGAGTACTCATCTAAACCGTGATGTATCGGTAAGCAATTAGCCCAAGCATGTAGCCACATTTTATTAGTGTACTTATAATAAGCAACGCCAATGACTGCACTTAGTTCTCTTTGTAAACCTAATTTATCAAGCTCACGCTCGTTAAACCTAGCGACAGCTTCACCAAAGTAGTGATTAAAAAACTCATCGTTTGAGGTAGCGAGTAGGACAGAGTCTCCACTACTAACGTCGTACCAGTTCTGATCAACGTAAAAACCTTGCACCCATTGTTCGGGAGCGTAACCAAAGTCTTGGGCTATATCTTGAAAGTTAGAAGATCCTGGCACCCAGAAGTCTCTAATAGGATTAACACCATACACAGGATGTATTCTACCTACAACACCAGCTGTTAAATCCCAGTTGCCAACATTAACTCTAAACCTAAGATCTGTTGACATATATTTTAAATTTACTCTTTGATTATCTGCGTACTGCGCTTTTGCTACATACATGTCACCTAGGTATCTTAACCAAAAGTTTTGATTATTAAACTTCTCACCGCGTTCACGTATAAAAGAATAATTAAGTAAATACTCCCAACCATTAGCATTACCTATAGTAACGTTATCAGCTACATTGTCTTCAGTACCGTAGTACCAAGTCTTAACTTTATATTCATAATCAAACCTAGCTATTTTACGAAGACCAATAGTTAAGTTGTAATCATAAGGATTAACAACGGTTACATCTTCATAACCTTTACCAATAGCTCTATAATCTTCTTGCTCTACAAAAGAAGTACCAGTTGTCATTGATGCGTAAAACGTAGAGTACTTAAAAAAATCTTTAACTTGCCCAACACACACCGTGCTAACAAGTAGTAATAATATAATAATGTTTTTCATATTAACCTTTAAATCTACTCATATCAACATGAGTGTATTTTTCACCTCTATTTTCTATTTCTTTTTTTAACTTTAGCATTTGTCTTTCGTATCTAGCCATTTCAGATTTATCACCTCTATCTTTAGCTTCCAGGTATTCATTATCAAATATACCTTCTATTTGACCTTCTAATTTCCATGTAGGCATTTTTTGCATTTCAGTTTGAGGTGTTGAGTCTGTATGCTCACTACCTTTATAACCTCTTGTTTTTGTTTGAGGTTCGTAATCTTTGTCTTTTTTTGTAAAAGCACTAAAGCCTTTCATTTTAAATCCCATGTTATATTGTTTTATAAGTTATTGTTACATTTTCTCCACAATCAATAGCATTTGCTATATCAGGATATATCCTTTTATAAGCTTGAGTTGACTTACCTATAAAACCGTCCTTCGTGATTTGGTTATTTTCTTGTGAGTCTCCGACGAGTAAACAACCTGCCGTGTGTTCGTCAGTATTACCGCAATGAATAAGAATGTACTCAAAATTAGGAACGTCGAGAACATGAAGCATGCCAATGTGAATATCACTAAAACGTTTCGAATACTTTGTATGATAGCCACCAACCTTGCGTAAACCCAACTTGTAAGTTCCTTCAGGTATTCTTGTCTCGCCAAATTTTTTCTCATCTCTATATTCATCTTCAAGCGTGTATGCTAAAAATTTATTATTTGTTTTATCTATTAATATTCCATTAGTACTATCAGTACCACTAGAAAATCTAATTACTTCTAATTCCATTTAATTAACTATTACATCTAAATTATAACTGTTGTCTGTGTTAGATAAAGTAACTACTAAATCAAATCTAACCATATCTATATTTCTTATAGAATCTTCATCATAAATAAGAGTTGCTTTAGGTGGAAAATCTAAATCAAAAATTGTATGATGAACATCAGAACTACTAACAACTTCTTTTAAAGAAAGCCTAACGTTTTGATTAATAGCACTGGTATTAGTAAAAGATATAGAATTAAAACTACTACTAGATTTAGTAGATTTAGGCACTATAACATGCTCTGCTGTGTTTGATCCTGATATTTTAACGTATTTTACTGCCATGATTATTTATTTAACCAGCTGAAACTTTTAATGTACCACTGTCGTTCCAAAGTTGACCAGCAACAGTTGGATCAGAAGTTGGTAAGCTTGTAAACTTTATTACACCACTAGCTGTTATAGCTTCAAGTGTACACTCACCATTAACTAATATACCTCCACTACCATTAGCTTTAAAAACTATATCAGTTACAGCCGGATCGTTATAATTACTTCCAGCACTACCACCAGACTTACCTAAAAAAACTAAATTACCACTACTAGCTGTGCCAGTACCTCTACCTCCTGTTAGTATTAAATTACCTCCTACTTTATTTGTACCAGCTCCACCACCTGCAGAAATTATCATATCTTGACCATTGATGTTAGCGCTATCATTAACATCTTTCATATCTGTTGTTTGTATATGAGCGGCTATTGGCGCGCCTAAAACACTGTATGGACTAAACTCAATTCTACTTGAAGAACTAGTATATGGAGGTCTATTATTAGTTATAAACTGTCTAGTTATTGTAGTTTTATCATTTGTTGCAGCACCTTTAATAATTACTTCTCCCATATCGCTGCTATTTTTAAACAAAGTAATTTTATCATTTCCTACGATTTTACTAGCACGAACACCTATAGCGCTTGATGTTGAAGAAGCTCCACTGGGATATTCTATACCGTCTAAATAAACATCACTTCTAAACCTAGCTACAAATTGTTGTATAAATTGACCTATCCACCTCATTTCTTTTTAGTACAAAGTTTTATTATTCCTGCAGCTGTAACAACTATTACAGTAGTGCATATTGGGCAAGGACACATTATATTTCAAATCCAAAGTTAAACAACATAAGTCTAAACCTCTTACACTTACCTTTACTTTCACAAACCCAACAAGGGCAAAACATTAATTCAAACACTGTTAAAGTGCTTATTCTTAATGATATTTCATATATATCTTTTTTATTTCTTGATTTCCAAGAATTTATCCAATTTATCATAATTTACTTCTTTTATTTATTATCACACGTTTATTGGTGAGCATAACATTTTTTATTAGCGTTTTCAGTTTTGTTCTTACAGCGTTCACCGTTAGATTTTATAGCTGTACATCTATATTCTTTTTTACCATCACCATCAGTATCACTTCCTTCAACAAAACTTCTATGGTGTACACATAAGAATTTTTTCTCTGTTGTTTCACCAGTTATCTTACATCTTTCACCGTTAGATCTTATACCAGAACACTGAACAGTTTTAATACCTTTAGCTTCTTTTTCTTTTTGTTCTTGTATTTTTTCTTGTTCTTTTTCTTCTTTTTTATCTTTCTTCCTTTGTTCTTTAGCATCTTCTTTAGCTTCTTCAAGTTCTTCATCTTCTATACCTATATCCCACTTGTTCCAACCAGCAATTAAAGCTACACGTTGCCAAAGCTCATGATTACCAGTAACAGCTTCTTCTATGTTATTAGCTTTGTTAACTAACCTTGCTAATGGTAAGTTTGTTAAAGCTTCAACCCAGTTAGCAAATATAGACAAGTTAGGATTTTCAACTCTATAACCTATCTCTTTACCAACACCTTGATTAAACTGTTCTGTTTTTATAGCGTTATATATTTTTCTAAGCTTACTACCTATAGGTGGAGATAAACTAACAGCTTCTAATAATATTCTACCATCATCTCTTTGACCAAAACCCTTTTGCCTTTGCTTATGCCATTGTATTAAAGTGTTTTTAAGTGTAGATAACATAGCTCCGTATATACCAGTACCTCTAAGTATAGTATCTAAAGCGCCGTTCATAACTCTTTCAACTTTTCTATTAACATCGTCACCATCTTCTTCATCGTCATTACCAAATAATAAAAACGCTAAACCACTTTGCATTGCACCAAACCAAACATTTTGTATAAAACCGTAATAAAGTATTTTAGATATATTAGTTTTCATATCACCTCTACCATTTGCAGCATCAGATAAAGCCTTTTTCAACAAACGAGTCATTTGCATTGGTGTGTTTTGCCAAGCTAATATTAATCTACCTAGTGTACCAGCTTGTTGTTGTGATATTAAATCTGGTCTAGAAGACTGTTGTGTTTCTTCAGCTACTTCTTGAAAGTCTAAAAATGCTTGATCTGCAGCTTGTTTAGGTGACATACCGTCTTTTATAAGTTTATTATATCTGTTTCTATAGAAACTAGCACCACCCATTGCTATAGCAAAACTATCAGCAATACGTGTAGGTGCAAAACCTTTTTCTAATAAAAATGCTATAACTGTTGATGGTGAATAACCTCTTTCTTTAAATACTGATGTTAGTTCGTTTGCATTAACATCTATTTCTAAACCAGCACGACGTTGCTTTAACATGTCTGAATTAAATATCATAGCAAAGTCTTTCCAAAACTGTGGTTGGTTAGCAAATGCTTTAGCTGCTGCAAACATATTATTATCACTCCAGTTTATAAAGTTAACTGTAGATATAGTTTGTAGCATAGCAGATCTTATATTAAAGAACATTACCGCTCCAACAGAACCGTTTATCCATCTTAATAATCTATTAACATTTTTATCTTTACCAAAGTTTCTATTTGTACCGTTTTCCATACGATACAACATGTCTTCTAAAGCGTTTACATAATCAGGACCGTAAATAGCTTCTAACTTAGCTAAGTTTTCAGGTGAAAATATAATGTCTTTATTAGCTGAAAAGTCTTGTAAAAACTGTTGTCTACCAACACTACCAACTATACTATTTAAATCACCAGCTATAGTAGACACCATCCAGTTTGGTCCGGGCTCTATATAACCTTCTGTTCTAGTTATTTGTTGCAAAGACTCAGCATATGTTAGTAGGTCTGGATTATTATTAACTTTATCTAACAGTATTTGTAGTTCAGACTCTGATAAACCTGGTATATTATAGCCAGCTTTATTCCAAAGATAAGCTCTTATAGCTGTATCAACAGTGTATGCTGTACCATCAACCTGATCTCTAAGTTTTACATTTGGCATACGCTTTCTAAGAGCTTGATACTCGTTAGCCATTGTTTGCTTATAAGTATTCCAAGCTCTAATACCCTTAGCATAAGGTTCAAATAGCTTTTCTTTCATCCAAACAAACTGCCTGTCACCTACTTTACCTTTACCTAAAAGCTTATACATCAAACCTTTAAAATCTTCAGCTGATGGTGGTATAAAAAAGTCTTTAAATTTTCTTGTTATAGAACGTTCAATAACACGACCTCTAACTCTACCTTCTGCCTGTGAAAACCTTCTTGATGAATCAACACCCGTTGTTTCCTCTATTATCTTATTAAACTCTTTATCTATAGTAGAATCAGCATCTGGCTCTATTACTTTACTAGACATTTTATCACTAGTATCTACAAGTCTGTTAACTTGTTTTAATTTAGCTTGTACAACTTTTGATTTAATATCTAATTGATCGAGTACATTTTTAACAGCGTCAACGTTTTGTAAAGCATCATCAACAAAATACATATCATTATAACCTTCAGCAAATTTATCTAGCATCCACTGAGCTTTAGCCTCACCTCTACTATCAGCAAGACCAGTTATGTTTTCAAAAGGTATATCTATACCCTTTGATTTTAACCAACCATTAATAGCTGATGCTGCTGCTTGTGGTCTAGCTGTTAGTATAAAAACATTATCAGCTCCATATTTAGCTATTTGATTTTTCATCTTTTGTAATAAAGGACCATCTACACCACCTCTAACATTAACAAAATCATCAAAGTTAAACTCATAACCCATATCAGCAAACTCAGGCCCTTGAACAGGCCAGTCACCTGAACTTATTCTTGTTTGCTCACCTGTTAATGGATTTGTAGCTATTACAAAATTTTCACCATCAATAATAAGTGTTTCATCAAAATCAAAAGTAGACATACCTTTAACATCAACTTTGTTTTTGCTTTTTAATTTTTTAGTATTTTCTTGAAGTATGTTTTGAGTTTTAACAGCATTGCTTCTATCAAGCTGATTACGATCCATTTCTAATTGTTGATCGTTAAATTGTTTATTTTTATTAAACTCAGATTTAGCTTGTTCTATTGTTTCTATTGAAGCACCACTGAGAACTTTAACTATAAGTTCATTTTGAAGCTTTATAGTTTGTTGAGATGGATTACCAACAAAACCAACACCAAATTGTTCTGTTATAGTTTTACCAGTTGGCATCCACTTTAATTTATTTAAATTTATATACTCAACACTACCATCTTTCATCGTGTGAGGCACAGCGTATCTTATAAATGATATTAAACCATCATCTATGTTTTTTAATTTACCATCTCTAAGTGCTGGTAGTATTTTATCATAAAATACTTGAGGAAAACTAGACTTATAATTTTTATTAACTATAGCGTGATCAGCTTTTGACAAACTACCTTGAACTAATATTGCCTTTATTATAGGTCTAACTTGATCAACTAAACCAAGTTTAGATGCGTTCATATATAAGTTTCCAACAAGCCTTGCTGGTGAGCCGTGCTCTTCATCAAATAATGTTTCGGTATCTGTAGTGCCATCAGAATTTATACCGTGAAATAAATATGGAACTAAAACTCTATTATATGCACCACCTTGATTATTAGTTGTATTAGCTAACAACTCGTTCATAACAACAAAGTCTTGAGGTCTTGTTTTTAAATGTTTTTCAATAGCTTTATGAAAATCGTATAGTAGTTGTTCTCTAGCTTTAAAATCAGTTTCATATAGCTCTTTAATTTTTTTAGGCTTTTGTTTTTTACCTTCAACAACTTGAACTCTTTTTTCAACAGCTTGATCTTGATCGTTTGGAGGATATTCATTATCAAAATTATCAACAGTACCGTACATACTTCTTTCCATACCGAAAACAGTAGTGTTTTTTATTATCTGTCTAAATTGAGGGTTGTTTTTTAAAAATGTTTTAAAACCAAGTTTAATGTGCTCACCTTGTGTTAAGCCTTGTTCGTATTGAGAAGGAGCTGTAAGATCTATAAAGTACATTGGTTTTCTTTTGTCTTTTTCAACTTTAAAACCAAGGTTAACTACTTCACCTGTTTCAGCATCTAAGTAAAAAGCTGTACCATCTATTTGTGACATCCTAACATCACTAGTTTCTGATAGCTTTTGAATAGTATCACTGTCAATATTTTTTACTTTTCTATTATATAGTTTTTCAGGCGAACCATCTCTAAGTCTATTAGATATTTCACTACCAACAACTTGATTTTTAACAGCATTAAGTTTTGTTTCTTGAACAGCTGATAATGTAGCTAACACAACAGCTAACTCTCTTATAGCACCATCTGCTTTAGTACCTGGTTGTAAACTACCGTTTTCATTTATACCAAACTTATCTAAAAACTCAGCTTTAGTTATATCAGATCTAAGTTTTAATGTTGTTATACCAGAACCTGTATCTGTTTTTCTAGCTCTAGCACCTTTGTTATAAAAACTAATAAACGTTTTACCAACAAGTCCAGTAGCTTTACCACCAGTTGTAGCACCTTGATCTCCAAATATACTTAGTATTTCAGGTTTTAGCTGTCCACTATCATCAACACTTATATCGTATATCAACTTCTTTGCAGCGTTTCTTTGTTCTGTTGACAAGTCTTGTCTAGCTAAAATTCTAAGTGGATCAATACCCATATAACTAGCTACAGCATTTAAAACATTAAAATAAGGACCAGTTGGTATAGCAGACTTTTCTGTTTTTAAAGGCTTTTTAGTTTTAGGATTAACTACATCTGGGTCAAAGTCTTTATCAACCACTAAGTTTTTAATATTCTTAATAGCACTAAACTTAGATTTAGGGTCTGTAAGACTATTCATTAAATCAGCGTTCTGAGCTTGTTGAACTGTTTCGGATATAGTTGATCTATTGTCTTGTGGTAAATCTATTATGTCTGTAACAAATAACACGTCATCAACAGTTTGTTTTAAATCACGCTTTAATGTTGGTGTCATATCAGCGTTATCGATGTCTGTCATTAGCGTGTCTTTTTTATCCGCCACTGTATCAGCTATAGTACCACCATCTTCTGAAACTTGTCTGTCTAAAGATCTTCTATCACTACCACCTTCTTTCTTGTACTGTTTCATTATATCACCCTTAGCTCTATATATAACAGATTTACCAGCGCCACCCGCAACACCAGTTAACCAACCAAATAAACTTGGGTTAGATATTCTATAACCAGGTTTAAACTGCTCTAAACCATTTTCATCTAGTATAGGATTACCATTACGATCTTCAATTCTTTTAGGTAAAAATCTATCAGCTATTCTTTCTTTAACTTTTCTTGTGAAATCTATTAACGCTTCAGCTGGTAAGCCAAGCTCTGTCATACCTGATTGTATTAATCTGTCTAGTTTTTTACCCTGTAATATTTCAAAGTAAGCATCGTAAAAATCAGGACTAGACTCAAAGTCTTCTTGCGTTTTATATTTAGGCGTACCATCAGCATTTTTAGTATATTTATCGTATGTTGCCATAAGATCAGGATCGGAATCCATATTTTGCTGAACAGATTTATTATGTAGTCTTTGTCTTTTTCTTTCTTGAGGAGTTCTAGCGTCTTCAAATACTTTACCATTAGCACCCTTAGCTAACATTTTAGCTATAGCTTTACTTGGTTTATTATTAGCAATAGAATAATGATAATCTCTCATGAAGTTTTTAATGTCTTCAGTAGTATCAAACTTTATATCTCGTCCTAAATACTTTTGTGTAAACCTTCTATATACACCAGCTAATTTTTGTAATACATTATCGTTGAATTTTATATCACCGTCAAACATCATTTCAGATGCTATAGCCATCATTTCTTCACCTTGTTGATCTGGATTATATGCAGCTATTCTTTTATTAAACTCATTTAGTTTAGCTGTTGAAGAAAACGTAACACCTTTACCTTCTAATATAGTTTTTAGTTGATTACCTAATATCTTCCTCATAGCAGGATCTGCTTTCAGAGTATTAGCAAATGTAGCATGTATAAACTCGTGAGCTGGTGTATTTAACATACCATCTGTAATAGCTGTTTCTTTGTTAACTATTATATCTATACCAGTTAAATTACCTTTGTTATCAAACTTAGGTTGCATAACCCCATAGTCATCTGCAGCTAATAAGTTATCAGCTATTTTAACTTGGCTCTCAGCATCTTTTAATAGCTCTCTAGCGTTCTCAACTTCTGAATCAGTAGAGTTAGGATCGTTTATAATTTCATTTAAACCCTCTACCATACCTATGTTTTCAGAAGCTATATTCTCAACCTGAGCTTTAGACATGTTTTGATCATACCTAGACTCTCTTTCTGAAAAACCTTCTCTATCAGTTTCTATTATATTTACAACTGGAGCACCATACTCAGCAGCCATGCTAGCCATACGTTTTAACGTATTAATTTGTTTTTCGTAGTTTTTATCTACAACATTAGGTGGGTACTTGCTAATTATAGCTTGCTTTCTATTGTTTCTAGAGTCTATTCTATTTTGTACTTCTTGTATTTTTTTAGCTCTATCATCTTTAGATAACTCAGGGTCTTTTTTAATATTGTCTATTTCTTTATTATCTAAATAATTTCTTTTGTCTATTTCAACTAAAGCTCTTTTTTCAGTTGGGTGTAGTAAGTCTACTCTTTTTATATCTTGTTCAACTAGTCTATTGCTCTCATCAACTAATTCTACGTATTGATTTTCTAGTTTCTCTATTAACTCTAAGTTTTTAGGATCACCAGAGTTTTTAAGTTCAGTTATTCTTTTTGTTAAGTCACCAATTTCAACACCTATTTTAGCAACTCTATCACTACTGTTTTTAGATAAGAAAGGTCTAGTAATAGGTCCTATTAATCTAGGTGATTGCATTGCTGCTGCTAAAACAGCTCCATTTATAAAAGCTTCATCTACACCATCAAATAAACCAACTTCATCTTTACCGCTAATATACTTGTCAGCAAAGTTACCAACAACAGCGCTAAGTCCTTCTGCAACACCTTCTTCTAACATTTCATTACCTAAACCTATAGTTGTTCTACCAGCTGTTGTTAATATAGAACTTAGTGTAGATTTTACACCAGTATTAATAGCTTGTTGAGATATAGGTCCAAATAAAGATCTAGCTGTTGCACCTAGTATTTTACCTGTAGTATATTCAAGAGCACCTTCAGCAGCTCCACTTAACGTAGCATTTAAAGCCATAGAACCAAAGCTATGGTTCATGCCATATATACCTCCAGTTTGTTTATAAAGCTCTCTCTCGTCTTGCATCTGCCTATACTTACCACCTATACTAGAAGCTGATATTATAGCTAAACCAGGTAAACCTCCAGTTACAGCTAACGTAGCTAATATAGGTGCTTGGCTAACTGCTTGAGAAGCGAAGTATTCAGCATAATCACTACCATCTTTTAAATCTTCCCATTTTGGTGGTATTTTAACTCTAGAATCAAAACTTTCTTTTAAACCTGTATACTTTTCTCTTGTAATATCCCAAAGACTAACTCTCTCATCTTCACCTTCTTTTTTAACGACATCTGAAAACACGAGATTTGTTACAGGTGCCGCATATGTTAAAGCAGCGTTTGTAAAAAACTTAACAGCTTTTCTAGTATTTGGATCATCTATACTATTTATAAGCTCTTCTTTACCTTCTACAGCCATATCAACAGCATCAACAAGGTTTACTGCAAAATCTGGAAAAGACATTAGTACAGATCTAAGACCGTAAGCTTCATATATTCTATTAGCTTCTTTGCTATACAAACCTATCTCACTAGCATTTAAATCTAACTCATCAAGTTCCGCTCTAGTTTTACTATCAAGCTCACCATACTCTTGCATAGTTTTAAATAAATAATCTTGCTTCTGCTGCTTATCAATAAGTTGATCTCTTAACTTTGTTAATTTAGCATTAGCTTCATCAACCTCTTCTTGAGTTGTATACTTTCCGTTTTTTATATCATTAAACTGCTTTAACAAAGCCTCACTTTCAGCCTTGTTATCAATCATCATTTGCTCACCTTTAGTATAAGCATCAGCTATACCTTTAAGTGTTTTTGTTTTAACTTCTACTTCAGTTCTAACATCACTTAATATATCTTCACTTATTTCTTTTCGTATATTTTTTTGTTCATCAGAAAGATCTTTTTGATCTTCCATAACGTTGTTGTTAAATATCTCACTTTTTAGTTGTGACTTAACAGAGTTTTGAAAATCATCATGAATATCACCTTGTTCATTTAATGATTTTATAGCATTATTATACTGTTCTTGAGTTATACTACCGTTTTGTAATTGGTTATTTAAATCAACTCTTTGTTTTCTAAAATCGTTAGACTTTTTTGTAGCTTCATCTAAAAAAGGTTGAAAGTCATTTGCGTTAATTATTTTTTCGTAATCAACCTCAAAGTCTTTATCATCTTTTCTTTTTTCTCTAACATAGTTTTCTACAGCTGATGATTGAATAGCTTGTTTATAAAGTTGATTATCAACAGGTGGTTTAGGTTTTTTTAAAGTTTTTTCAACCATCCTATTGTTTTCATAAACATTAGTAACAATTTCATCTACATCACCATATTGACTAGTCCACTCTTCTAAATCAGAAGCATATTTTTCTGCGTCTTGATATATTTTATTAACACTATTATTTACCTCATCTTTAATCTCATCATCATGAGTACCTCTTCTAGCGTTATTTAACTCTTGATTAACTAAATCTCTATTAACGTTAATTTTATGAGTGTTCATAAACTCAGTCATCTGCTTAGCAACTTCTTCGTCTTGAGCTAGAGTCCATTTATCTATTTTAAACTCTTTAGAAACTTCGTTATCTTGGTCTTTATTTGCTATTATTCTAACAACATCTCTACCTACGGAAGCTTGTTCAAAATCAAAACCAAATTTAGAATATTGATCTGTTAGCATTTTAACAGCTCTACGCTCGTTACGTCTTGTTATATCAGTTGTTACACTTGGTAGTTCTTCAACTACTTCTTTTTCGTTTTTATTTTGTTTGGATTGTTGTTCTAGATTATCGAACGTTGTTACAGAAGGTAACAACTCAGAGTTTTCGTATTTATTTGGTAATGGTTTTTTAGGCTCGTCTTCGTTTTTAGGAGCGTTTTGAAGTTTTGCATTTGGAAACTTAGATAAGAATAAATCTTTATCTTTAGCGTTTACATCTATTAGTTTTTCTCTACCTGGTATTTCATATACCAAGATAGAATTATCTTGTTCTGCCATACTGTATCGTTAGTTACCCGTTGTTAATAATTATTTTGTAGGAACGAAAGCGTCGTTATCTGTCTGCGTATTTGTTTTTATTTCAAAACCTTCATCAGGAACTACTCTAAGAGCTGTACCTGCTTCAAAGTTATTTTGTAAGTGTTTTGTAAAATAGTTAGCTAATAATTCATTAGCTGTATCACTATCATTTTTTATAAGTTCTTTAAATATTAATTCAGCGTCTGCTTCATCTAATTGACCATCACCATCCATATCTTTAAGTTCAACACCTAGGTCTTTATAAGTATTTTTTTGTAACTCATCTATAAAGTTTGCTGCAAATGGTTGACCAGGTATAATCTCATCATAAAATAAAGACATTTTATTTTGAGACTTACCTATTAAATTTGTTTTAATTTGATCTTTTTGAGCTTCAAAGGGAAAGTTTAATTTTTGACCATATGCAACTTGAGCAGATAATTGCATATTTTTATTAGCATAAACTTGTAATAAATCTCTTGAATCTGTATCAACCCTATTTTTTTGTATAGTATCTTTTAATTTAGATATATCTGTAAAAACTTCTTCACCGTCAGGACCTGGCATCATAACACCTAATCTACCTTTATCATTTTGAACTAAACTTGATTTATCTTCTAGTAATTTAAAGTAAGCTTCACCCTCTGGGCTATCTATAAAGCTTTGACTAAAACCATCAGTATCATTAAGTTTTAAGTCAGCTAACTCAGTTCTAAACTCTTTATACTCACTAACGTCTTGAGCTTTCATGTTTAAGTCTCTTGTAAGTAAAGCTTTATCTTTTCTACTACCACTTATAAACATGTTTCTATTATTCTGTAAACTATCATATAACGCGTCATATTCATCAGCTGGTAATTCACCACTAGCATCTAATACAGCTTGAGCTTTCTCATCATAAACTTTAGCTGCTTCTATACGTTTGTCTAAAAATTTTTGGCCAACACTAGTTATACTATCTATTAAACTACTAGTGCCATCAGCTTTAGCAGTTATTTTAGCTGCACGAGCTTTTGCTACTGCACCTGCACCTTGTATTAAAGTTTGATCTACTGCCATATTATATTATATTTATTATTTACACTTCTATCAAGCCAGCATCAATACCGCCCATTATAGAAGTAGTTGCACCACTTATACCTTCACCAATACCACTATATACAGCTTGTTGAGCGTCTGCTGCAGCTTGTGCATATTGTGCTGTTTCAGCTTGAGACATACCAAGTAGTGTACCAACTTTATCTCTTTCCATACGTTGTGACTCTCTTTCGCCTTGAGCTTTTAATCGTTGGTTTTGAGCTGCCTGTGATGCTGCTGCCATTTGGTTTCTAGATTCTTGTTCACCTATACTAGCTGCTGATTTTTGCGCTGCTAACTGTCCTGATTGAGCTAATTGTTGAGCGATAGCTGCTACACCAGATCCGCCTGAGGCACCTCTTACGGCATCTAGTATATTAGCTTGACTTTGTTGAAACTGTTGAGCTTCAAACTGAGCTTGTTTCTGGTTCACTGTTAAATCCTCCATGGTATTTTCCATGTTGGCATATGGATTACTAGTGTCTAGTTGTGAATAAGCTTGTTTCATCCTATTCATCTCTTTTCTAGCTTTACGCTCTTTTCTTTCCGCCTGTCTTTTAGCTTTACCAGCGCCTATTGCTTTTATACCACCACCAATAAGTGCACCAGCTGCTAATCCTGCTGCTATAAATGACATATTATTTTTTGTTTTTTAATATTTTAGCTTGAACTTCTTTTGGAAGCTTATCAAAACCTTTGTTAAGTTTCATAGGGTCTTTGTGTTTCATTTTCATCGGATCTTTCTTCATCTTCATCGCATCCTTCGTTTTCATCTTCATAGCAACACTTTTGTTTTTACCCTCTTTTTTTTCTCTAGCGTAAGTACCCATACCCGGCTTAACATCTAAGTTTTTATCTAAATATTTATCTAAACGATATTGACGTTCTAGATTTTTTTCTCTTTCGCTCATTGGTTGGTTTCTCCTCTTTTTTCTAACTGCTAAATCCTGAGCCCCTCTTGTACCGTAAATATTTCGTTTTTGTGCTTCTTTAATTCTATTAGTATCAGTATCTCTTAAAAATTCTCCTACTTTTCTTTTTGCTTTAGAAAATTTAGATTCTTTTTTCATAGGATCTTTAGTTTTCATTTTCATTGCATCATCCTTTTTCATTTTCATAGGGTCTTTTTTCATTGTCATGCCCTCTAATTTTGATGATTTTTTAAATCCACTGTTAACTTTATTTGGTAGATCGAAACCTGTGCCTTTTCCGAAGTTCATACCTTTCATTTTAAATGCCATAATGATTTTTTTTATTTGTTATTTTTTATATATTCTTTATATTCACTGTAGCTTAATGCTACTATTTGGTTTTCTAATTCTTCAATTACCTTAGTATTTGTAGGGTTTTTGTGAGTGTTGTACCAACAAGATTTTTGGTGAGCAAATAATATTCTTTTTTCACCTGGATCTGATATGATATAACACGGTGCTATATAATCTTTAGTACCACTAGCACTAACTACAGTCAAATGTCCTTCTAATAAAAAGCACATATGTTTATGTTTGTGTATAGCTCCTATAACCATAGTGTTTTTAAACATTGTCATTTTTCTAATATAAACACCGTCCATAAAAAAATGATCTATAGGAAACTCTTTACTATCATTTACTATAGGTTTGTCTTTACTACCTACAATAATAGTTTTATCATCAGCTATACTTTTTATATCGTTTTCTAGTTTAGTAACAGCTTTTTCAAAGTTTTTACCAACTTCAAAACTTGATATATCTATTATATCACTCATTAAATTAAATTTTACTATGTATATAGTTACATTTAATAGTGTTTATTTACTACTTTCTGATATCTCACAAGCTGTAGAATACAACTCTGCTTTTCTAGTTGAGTTATTTCTAAACTTAGCTATACCATAATAACCTAACATAGAAGCTGTATTAACAGCATTATCTTTACTAAACATTATAAAGCTACCATTAACTAAACCTGGTATTTCACTTAATTCAGTTGGATTACCAAACGCTTGAAATCTAATTACTAAACTATTAGTAAATTTTATTACTTCAGTAATTGGTCCTATTGGTGATGGTTGACCATCGTTTATTGTAAAGTTATCGTCTAAACCAGCTGTTTGAACTGGAACATAATAACCTATATCTCCAACTTGTATAGAGCTATTAAATCCAGGAGGAAATGTAATTTGAATTAGTGACATATATTATTTTTTTAAACTCTTATAAAATTATCTAAATCTAAATTAAAAGTTGTGTTACTTGTACCAAACTTATTTATATTCAAATTATAAGTTAGTGTTACGCTAGTAGTTCCAAGACCACTAAAATTAATATTTGTTATTTGAATATCTGTACCACCATTTAAATCTGGGTTTGAGTTAGTAAAATCACTTGATTTAGTTACACCACTTATAATTGTTGGTTGTTGTAAAAACAAAGGTGTAGTAGCTGAACCTTTAAGCTGTATAACACCACCTGAAGAAGTTATTGTAAAAGTAACCGTTGAGTTAGGAGCATAACTATAAGATCTACTTAACTTGTTTGTATCTGTATTTGGAGGACCTGTTTTAACTACATTTGCAGATATTGTAGTCACACCTATAGAATCTGTACATGAAAAAGTTAACACAGTATCAGCAAATTGATTTATAGTATAAACATCTTGTAATCCACTAGAAAGCTTTGATGTACCAGCGCTTTCTATTATAACTTTATATTCTGTAGAACTTGTTACCTTAGGTATGTTTACGTAAAATCTATATTCTCCATTTTTATTTATTTTACCTCTTAAACAAGCTGATTTACCATTGTGTGCTAAAAATTCTTTTTCGTAATAATTAATATTCTGAGAGTTTAGTATAGTAGCACCGTCTAGTCCACCTAAAACTTTCCCTTGTTTATTAACTTGTATTTCAAACTCAGCTCCAACATCTCCTCTAACAGTAATCTTTTTTCTACCACCATTAGATCTAATAGATTTTCTACCTACATCTACAGATCTGATAAGTTTAATACCATCATCTTGAGGTATATTAAAACAATATGGTGTTATATTATATTTTATATTATCACTTAAACTAACTTTATTTTTATTTTTATATTTAACAGCGTAACTATATGATATTATTCTATTGTTAGCATCTTTTTCAACGCTTGTTGTTTCAATTTTTACAGTTTTATTTGTTAAATCATTTTCAGCTTCAAAACTAGGTTGTCTATAAAAATACTTTCCTGTTGGAGCTGTTATTTTAAAATTATTAACAACAGACCTAACATTTGGTGCTACATAACCACCTATTCTTAAAACAGTTTCTTCATTAGATTCTCCTCTTCTATTAACAATAGTTTGAGTAAATATATTATCTTCATCAGTTGTAGATTCTATTAATAATCCTTGCACTCCTTGTGAACCAGAATTAAAAGCCATACCTAACGCAACAGCAACATTTCCAGTTGATGTAGTAACACCGCTACCAGTAATAACTCTAGGATCGAACGGTATTAATATTTTAACATGTGGAAATAATGTTCCATCGCTTTGTGTAAAGTTGTGAGTAAAATCTTCATTAAACTTAACTGTTACTTGAACTATATTATCTTGCCATGTTTCGTAGTTATTTTGTAATGTTCCAGCATAATTAACAAATTGATTTATTATACCAAAAGGATTTGGGTTATTAGCAAATTGATTTGATAATAAACTAAATGGATTATCTAAAGTAAAAGGCGTTGAGTTTTGAAACTGAATATACTCTACTATATCTGTTCTAGGTTCAGATAATTTATTTGATAAAAATACAACAGGCTCTCTAACTAATGTTGGCATATTTTCATTAATATTACCAAAATTAAAACCGCTTTCATCATAAAGACCAGAAACACTTTCATCGCCTTGAAATAAAGTTTTTAAATAATATTCATATGTTCCAGCTCCAAAAGTAGTTCCAAGTGTATAACCACTTGTTTGATCATTTGCTGTAGCATTTTCATTTACAGCATATTGTGGCGCAGATTGTGCTGGGTCTACACCTTTATCTATTTGACCTGTTATATAACCTCTATCAGATAATCCAAATGGAAATCTAAATCTATTTTTATTTATAGCATAACCATCTACAGCTCTAATAAAAAAATTTTGTGTTCGAGTGTAGCCTAAAAAAGGTTGAAACTCTGTTGATGAATCTTGTAATATATTACCATTACTATCCGCTTCAAAATTAAAAATTCTACCACCCTGCCAATTAGATGTATTAGGTTGAGCGTTTTCAACTGTAGTTTCCCAACCTGGTCTTATTAAACCTTTTCTATTTATAAAATCAATTGCGGTGCCTTGTTGTATTTGAGCTACATCACCATATTTACCAGAAATAGTTTGTCTATAAGATGGAGTAAAACCTAAACTTCCAAATGAAATAGCACCACCAGTACCACCTATAGAATCAGTTGTTTTGTAAGGAAATGAATCTGATATTATACTAGAATGTTTTGGTAGTTTTCCTATACCTTTTCTTATATAATTTGCTATAACGGACACGTTATTAAACCACTGTTCCGGCAGTGAAGCACCGTCTTCTTGACCTGTGTTATAGTGGTAAAAAGCAGGAGCACCGTTTAGTTGACCTTGAATTGGAGCACCTATGTAATCAAGCCAATTATTTAAATTAACTTGATAAGATACTCCACCACTACCAATATAAGATGGTAAAATAAGTGGATTAGTACTTGAAACAATAGTAAAAACACTCGAATCAGATGATGATATAGATATTTCTTCAGTTTCAGTTTTTAAATCTACACCTTTAGCTCTATTTGTCCAGGTTGTTGTAAAAGCAGAACCATCAGGAATATTAGGGTTACCTGGCTGACCAGTTGAAAAAGTTGAACCAGGATATTGAGCTGTTATACCTGTTACAAAAACTGGTGTTATACTAAAGTTACCAATAGTAGTTTCTTCGATAGGTATAGGGTTATCATCACCACTATCATCTTCGTTTATAGTTTCAGTTACAACTGCTATAGGTGTAGCTACACCATCAACATCTAGTGTCATTGACACGTTACCGTTTGGCATTGTAAAACCATCGTACATTTCTACATTGACAATTACTTCATTATCAGTAGCGTTAGGTGTAGTTGAGTTACTAAATGTTACATATTTAGGAAATGATGTATCATTATCTAATACAGTTTCTAAAGTTAAGTTTTGCAAATCATCTGCTTGCATGTTAATCAACTGTATAATAATTGGCTCATTTTGATCTGGTACTTCAGCTGACTCAAATGTTGATTGTTGTATTAAGTTATAAACAAAGGTATCAGATTCGCTTACATACCTAAATTGGTTAATATTAGGTTGCACTGTGTCAAAAGTAACACCAACATCTACCCATGAAAAATTTTGAGCAGAAACAACAAAACCAGGATCTGGTGTTATAGTAAGTTGTATAGCACCTATTTGGCCTTGACCCCAGTTATCGCCAAAGTTTTCAATTTGATTATGAGAGCTTATTGTACAATTATTTATAGCCATACTTTATTATTCTATTTCAATATTTAAATTACCACTTCCACCGCTAATATCTTGTAAAACTACATTTATGTTATTAGCTATTCCAATACCTTGAAAACTAAATTCACTTGTATCTATATTGTTTTGATTTGTTGGTACTCCACATATTTTATTAAACCATTTTCTTTCTTTTTCTTTAAACTCTAAAACTCTACCAGACTGCAAATCTGTTTCAAACGACTCAACAAACCAACCAGCTCTAGCATTTAAGTTATAAAACTCACCATCATCAACATTTTCAATAATAAAATTATTAACATCTAATATACTAGTTTCATTAGATGGTACAGCTGGAAAAGAAACTGTATTAGTATTTATTATATCAAGAAGTGTTCTAGCTTGAGAACCTTCGTAATTAATAGTGTAAAAAGATTTTATTGAACTTGGTTGATCATTAAACACAACATCTATAGTTGTATCATATTGAATACCATAGAAATTATTTCTACCAACATCATTTGAATTATGAGCGTAAGCTTGTTCTTGAAAACCAGTTAAATATGTACCAGTACATGATGTTCCGGCTTCTTGAATAAAAGATTTAAAACTAACCCAACCTTTAGCACCTTCATTAAATGATATAGTAACACTCTCATCACTATGAAAATGATTATGCTTTACAGTTAGATTATACTCACCCATAACAGAATCAAAAGAACCTATTAAATGATCTATACTTCTAGATTTTATATTTTCTCTAAAGTAACTTTTCATACCTACATTAGATATAGGTGTTATTCCATCACCAGATAATCTTAAAACAGCACCTCTTTGCTGGTCTGTAAAATACATCCTATATTGATCTACTGCTAATGACTCTGCGTTTTTAGATATACCATAATCACCATTAAATGGAACTGCTGTACCTAAAACTCTATTTGTTGCTAATAACTCTCGATTACCATCAGCATTAAATAAAGCATCTTTATTAGCTAGTACCTTTAATATTTTATCTTCACAAAAAGCTATTATATCTGTATTTCTAGTTTTTAAAGCTTGTATAGAACCGTAGCTAGGATTTAAATCTTTAGTTATACTTTCACCTATATTAAACTCATTTAAATCATTTACACCTGAAGTTGAGTTGTATATTCCAGAGTGTATTAATCTACTACCTAATTTTTGCTCACCATACTCTTCACTAACAGTAGAAACTATAACTCCATTATCTATTTGTGGAGCATTAAAGTCGTCACGTATTCTATCAGACTCAACACCATTACCAAAAGAATAACAATTATGCCACGCTAATAAAACTGGATTTTGCCAAACGTTAGGATCTATTTCATAAAAACCTAAACTTTCTGTTTTAAAAGCAACAGCTTTAATTTCTATATATGTAGCATTAGGATCAAAAGCTACGTTTTGATTATACTGTCCTATTGGTTGATCGTACACCCAATCATCTTCATTAAGTGTTACTGTTAACGGTGAAGCTGGATCACCTAATATACCTTGATTTACAATAGTTTCTATAGATAAATTTTCTGGTATAGTAGCTTGAACTGGAGAAGTAGTAGCTGTAATTTGAAGCGCTGTTCCAGCTATAATAGGTAAGTTACCTTGAACTGGATCAATAGCATTTATAATCATAAGTTTTTTAACTTGACCATTAACATTTTGAGTGTAACCAGCGTAAGATATTGACATGTTAAAGTTTTCACTTTCTATTGGTACATACTGACTAGTTGTTGAGTTAAAAAACTCTGATGTAGCTGGTATTATTTGATCTTCAGTGTCTGGAGTGTTTATAACAGGTCTCATAAAGTTAGTTATTTTAGCCATAGTTTGCATACCATCACTATGATTAAATACTAAATAATCTCCTAAAACTATATTACTAATATGAGGTATTGTATTACCTAGTGAGTCTGTAGCTGTAACTAGTATTATTGGATTTGTAGATGAATAATCTACATGTGCAACTTTATGTTCTGTATTAGCAAGTGTAACATTAGATAAATTATTAACATCACCTCTTTTAACTGTTACACCAGAGTAATAAGGTGCAAAATCCAAAGTATTAGTAGAGTCTAACCTCATTGGTATAGCTGGTGAAGCTTCGTAATACAAATCTAATCCAACATCTTCTTTTGGTTCAGTTTCAAAACAAGCGTTAAGTGAAACAGCTTTATTAAACTCACCAGATGTATCAACTCTTTTTAATAAATTAAACTTTAAAACAGTTCTACCATCATGAGTTAATTTACTTCTAGGATCCCAACCATCTGCTTCAAAATTTAAACCTCTTGTTCCAAAATCTAAAAGCTCACCTGTGTTTCTATTTACTTTTCTAAACTCAACTCTAAATGTACTTCTTGAAGTTCTAGCATCATCAACTGGATCAGTACTACCACAAGAACTACTACCATCATATTTACCTAACAACAAAGGTGCATCACCAGTTAAATTTATTTCTTCAGTATCTACAAAAGGAAGAGCCTTATTTGATAAGTTATTTTCTTTTTTATGTAAACAATTAAGAACGTTTGTATCTGTTTGAAGACCACCGTTACTAATATTACCAACTATTTGATAAACACAAGGTTGTCCAGCATCTGAAACATCATCGCTAAAGCTAAAATAATTACCTTCAGTTGTCATGTGTGTATAAAATACTTCTCCAACACTACCTGCTAAACCAAATGAAAGATTATGTGGACCAGAAGCTGATATTGTTACTCTACCAAATTCACCTTGTGGTGTTGGTCCAAATGTAGCTGGTACATTTGCTATATCTGTTACTAAACCTTTGCTAAAAGCTGTAGGCTTATAAAATCTACACGGTTGAAGTTGGTCTACAACAGAAGTTGCAGGACCTTCTACTACACCGTCATTATTTAAAGGTTTTCCGTCAACATAACCTTCTGCTATTTGTCCAGGACCATTTTGAAAATTAGATTCACCAGCATCACCTCCATATGCTTTTTGCTCCCATTTTAAAAAGAAAGCTCTAGCTCCATCAAGAAATATTAAAGCAGATGTATCATTATTATAAAGTTTATATCTAGGATTATCTGCATAATTTTCACCAAAACTAGTTGACAATCTAAACCAACCCCAATAATTAAAAGTTTCTTGTTGAAAATTTATCCATTGTTCAGCAGCTAAACCTTGGTCAAGAGAGTTGAAACCAAAGGTTGTGTTTTCGTATAAATCACTTTCTTGCCAAGCATCAATATCATCACCAACATAAGCTTCCCAGTTAAATAAAGAATCTTGTAATTGACCAGCAACTGGATTATTACTAGTAAAGTTGTTTTTTCTAAAACAACCCAATGCAAATCTAGAAACTCTAGGTATATCTGAATCGTTATAAGTTTCTCCTAAAACACCTGGAAAATCACCTCTATTTATTTCCGCACTAGCTACAGTTGAGTTACCATCGTGGCAACCAAAAGACTCTGCAAAAGGAGGACTTATATTATTACCGCTATTAAAACCAACAACATGAAGAAAATTATTAGGACTATTAAAAGAAGCTTTAAAAAGAGGTTGTCCATTAACACTACTACCACTTGTTCTAGCGTTCATGAATATGTATTGAGAATAATCATTAACACCAGGGTGAGATGGCGCTTTAATTAAAGCTTCGTTTTGAAAGTTTGATTGGCCTGGGTTAACAAGTTGTGTATCTATATAGCCAATAGGTAGTGTTCTAATAGGATCGTAACCTATATTAATATTATTAAAACCTAAAACTCTTTGCCTGAGAACAGTATCAACTTCTACTTTAACGAAAAACTTACCATCAAACTCTGGTTTGTTTTTTGGAACTTCTTCTTTAAATTCTAAAAAATAACTTAAATCATTAGCACCACCTAAAGGATAACCAAGAGCGTCAAACTTTGCTAGCATATTAGCCTCTTCTCCAAAAGAGCTATCTATAAATATTTTTGCTGTTGAACTAGTTGTTGACTTAGTAAAGTGAGTTACTGTTTTAAAAGAGTTACTTGTAATTGAGTTTACTAAATCTCCAGCTGAATTAAATGATTGACCTACTATACGAACTTTTAAATTACTATTTGGTTTAGCTACATATTCTGATAGAAAATCATCATAAGTATTTTGTTGTATTGTTATTGTAGTAGTATCTTGAAGAAGTACTGGTGCCACAGCGTTTGGATTTGTAGTTGCATCACCATCTTCAAACATAAAAACAAAATCATCTGATGTTAGCCTAATAGAACCCATTATTCTGTTTTCTATTTTTATAAACTCAGGAGCTTCGTTTGATATTGCTATAATTTTATATCTAGCTCTTTCTGGCACTGGTTCATTTGAACCGTTTTCATTTTTTAATATTAAATACGTTTGTTCATCTACTTTATTCCTATCAGCTGATTGGAACGATAACCATACATTACCATCTTCTGCAAAATACCATCTGTCTAAAACAAGATTATAATACTCATTAGATGTTTCTTTGGCGTAGTATTTAACATACTCCATCCAGTCTTCTGGTTGGCCTGGTAGCAAACCATCCCACTCTTGTTGAACTCTAATTAAATTTTGGCTAGGTGCTAAATCTTTAGAAACTGATATATCACCTGTTGATGTAACTAAATTTTCTCCACTACCTTCTAACTGAGTTGAAGATATTACAGGTGTTTCTCTACCGTACTTATCTCCAAACACCATGCCAAATTTATATTTTCTTATAGATTTTAAAGATTTTAATGGAGTAGTTGGACTAGCATTATTATTAGAAACTAACACTTGTTTTAAAGAAACTAAGCTATCAATATTATAACCTTGTACAAAGTTACCATAAACTAATCTATTACCAACTATATCTTGCGCTAGAGCAACTCTAGGAACATAATCCCATGCTCTTAATATCTGATTACTAGGTAGAGCTTTATGTATCATCTCTGATGTTATTTCTAACTTACCAAACTCCCAAACATTATTATTTTGAGAACCATAAGTAAAAAGCTCCCACTCATTACTTTTAGATCTTGTTATAGTTTCAACAACATGTACTACAGGTGAGTCAGTTGTTTTATATAATATATCTACAGCACAAACATCTGGTTGTCTAGTTGATATATGTGGTATAAAATCTTTTATAGCTAAATACTTAATAGTATTAACCATACCCAAGTTAAAACCTTTTTTAGGTTCATAATCAAATTCACCTGGTAAAAAAGCTACTTCAGAAAACGGAGAAAAGCTAGAGTATTCACCATCTTCATATTTATACCTATAACCAAATCTACATAACTTTGTTTCAAACAAAGCTTTACTTTCTTCTAAACTTATATTCCAAGACAAAGGTCCTTGTATATCTTCTTGATTAAAAACAGCTGAAGGTTTAAATGTGTAAATATCAATACCGTCATTTGAACCTATCTCCTGTAAATAAGTAACTATTCTTATTTCAGTTGAACTATCTGTAGAGTGTATAAATGTTATTCTGTCACCCAGTCTCCAGTCTACATCTTGAAGTATGTTATCACCAAACTGTATCGCTAATTCAACGCTAGGTGCTAATAAGTTAGAGAAGCTAGAAAAGTCCCAATTAAAATCTGATATAGAAGTTTTACCTGGCCTTTTAGTTCTTCTCATTTCAAGAGTTGGTGGCATGTTTGGAGCTTGCCTCATAACTGTTACGTGCTCTTCTCTAATATCATTTGTTAATGCTAAACCAACAGCAGGTTCAGGATCTAATACAGTTCCTATAGCTTCTATAAATTGAGTTTCATCTAAAGGATCTTTTATAAATAACTTGGTATGAGTTACAAAATCAACACAACCAGCTTTACATCTGTTAATATTTATTTTTTTAGGTTCATTTATATTGTCTGTCCAAAAAAGTAAATCATCAATAATGTTAACACCTGTTATTTTGTTAGCAGCTACAGGTGTAGTGCCAGGTGTAAAGTCAAAAGGTTCGTTTATATTAAACTTTAAAACTCTTTCTGATTTAAAAATAAATTTAGTAGCAACCGATATATCAGTATTTTGCTGTTTGTTTAAAACTATATAATTTTCTTCTTCGTTTATTTCATCTATAAAAGCATCTTGTAGCAAACTGTTGTCATCAGCATCAAAAGCTGAAACTTCCATACCAACCCTAACTCTAGCAACACTTTGAAGATTTATTGAGAAAAAAGTTGTATTATTATTTGGAGCTACATCATTAGAGTGATTATCTAATATAGTACAAAAATGATCTATTAAAACAGGTGCTGTTACATCTTCTACTAGATCATGTTCTATTATAGCGTCTATGTAAGATACTGTATTACCTGGATGTGATGTTTCAATTGGAGGTGCTGCTACAAAAGAATATACCTTATCTGACTTTTCATCAGATATCATAGCAACAGTTGTTTGAGCTTCTATATTTGAAGGAGGATTTACTAAAGAGTGTAAACCTATATCTGTAAGTGTTTCACCAGTAGATGAATTACCTTTTATATTTTGAACTGTACCAGAGTCACCATCACCATCACCACCGCCATCAGTAGTTCTAACTTGTACATTTAAAGCATCTCTATACTCACCTTGTGGCACATACCTTATATCAAGGTCTTTGTTCATTTTACCACCGGTAAAAGTGTGTTTAATTTCTGGCATAATATTACTTTATTTGTTTACTCATACCTTTAAGTACTTGAGTAAATTCTTCTATTTTAATATTTGATAACCTTATTTTTGCTTTTCTAGTTTCAGCAAATCTTTCTTTTTTATATCTTTGAACAATAGCTTCAGGCATATTTGCTTTTGAAGATATTATACCGTAAGCTATCCACTTATAAACAGCTTCTTCACAAAACTTATGTACAACCATTTCAGAGTCTGTACCTAAACCGTCACTAACATATTTAAGTGTTATTGTTTTACCGGCTAATGAGGAACCAAAGTGTATAAAACCTCTTAAATAATCTATATAAAAACTACCATTGTTTTGAGCACTAGCTGGATCAAGACCGTATCTTCTACCTCTAGTATCATTATATAAATCTATATCATCGTCATTTTCTAAAGAATTAGAACTACTAATAACAGGTGTAGCGTTAAAACTATCTATAGTATCACTACTAAAGTTATCATTAACGTTTACATTTGTTATTACAGTTGGATCACCACCTGGTTGTTCTACTACATAAGTATAGTCTGGCATATCAGGGTCATTATCTGTACCTTGCTCCATTAAATCAACTGGACCATTTTGTGTTGGGTCATCTTGATTAGGTGCTGGATCAAAAAACACATAGTTACCATTTTCATCTTGCTGTATAGCAAATGGATTTGAAGTTTTGCTAGTAGGGTATAAAATTTTTTCAATACCATTTTCACCAAGCATAGTTAACTTAACATAGTTGACATAATCTTGTGGCAAAGCCATTTTTAATGTATTAGGAACTTCTATCTCTTGTGACTTAAAAGATCTAAATACATCATATGATAATTCTTGTATAGCTCGCATAGCATGAAACTGCACATCAACAGAACTAACTTTATTTATTATTTTACCTTCACCAACATAAGCTACTTTAAAAGCAGATATTATATTTGCCAGTGTAACAAATTGATAGTTACCGTATAAAGGTTCGTTATTGTAATATTGAAATTGCGATATATTTATTAGTCCCATAATTAACTATTTTGTTCTTGTTTCATAACCATTCTGTCTGATTTAGCTATTTCAATTAAACCAGGTTTTTGAACTATAACTCCAGCTAATTCTAATATTCTATTAACTAGATATTCTTCTTCAGATTCATGTAAATCAAAATCAACTGCAGCATTTAAATTAAACAAGGCTTTATCATTAACTACAACATAAGCCCAGTTAGGCGAACTTGGCATAGTCCATCCATCAACACGCATATTAACTAAAGATGCATCATTTGGAATTATACTCACAACATTTTGATCTGTTATAGCATAAACCCTATTTGTTGAAACTGGTTGAGTTAATGGATTTGCAAGTATAGCAACTGATTCAGCCTCTGAAACTTCTGTTGCTATTCTTCTTACATTGTCAGTATTCATATACGAAACGTGTTCTATTTTATATATAAAAGGCTCAACGAGATTTAAAGTCATAACACTACCAGTACCACCTTGACTAACTTTATGTTCTTGTAGTTTTTCACTAATAGTATCTAAATGATCATCACTTGTATTTCTATATAACTTTTCTTTTGGCTGAGCAAAATAACTTTCAAATATTTCTTTTTGAGCTTTATCAGCTAGCAAGTTAAACTCTTGAGGTGTTAAATAACCTCTTTGTTCTTTATTAAGTAACGCTAAAACTTTTTGATATACTCTGTCTACTGGTATCATAATTATCTTTTTTTATAAGGAAATAATATGTTCAAAACTTCTTTTCTGTAATCACATCCACAATCGTCTTTACCTAAATAACTAGAAACTAATTGTGTTAATGTTTTTATACCAGTCATTTTTGTAAATTGTTCTATTGTATCACCTAGTCCTTTTGCTTTCATACAATAGTTATAGTTACATAATAAAGCGGAAGGTTAGCCCCTAAATAAAAATAGCCACCCATAATGAGTGGCTATTTAAATAAGCTAAATATATTAACTTAACATTTTTTCAACTTGCTTATAAACTTCCATACCTTCATCAGTTTTAAACCAATGAGCTAAAGCTGTATATGGATGTTCATCAAACGGAACTGTCATAAGCTTTCTATCATTTGATCCCCACATAAAGTATCTATTATCTTTTGATAATTTTAATATTTTATTTTCAACAGCTAATATACCTTTATTTCTAAGAATAACATTTTCATCAGAAGCTACTTGTAAAAATAAACTAGGATTTTTTCTAGCCATAACTAAAACGTCTCTTTTCATTTCTTTAGTAGTCATCTTGTTAACATCGCTACCAACTTGAACTCTTAATATAGCTTCAATTTGTTCTATTTCTAAAGATCTAGCTAAGTTCATAGCGTCTAATTCATACTCTAAATACGCAAACTCTTCTACAGCTTTTTTCTTTTTATCAACTTCATAGTAAAGTTTATTTCTTTTAGGATGATATAATGATAAAAACTTTTGCAAAATAGTTTTATTTTTAGGTACATATAAGCTTCCGTTTTTAAAAACAATATGCTCTCTTCTAATAGTGCCTTTCATTTCATCAACAAAAGGTGTTGTTTGGTTTGGAGCATATGTTATTTCTCTTTCATAACCTTTTTCTTCATCAAACCAAAGAATATTACCAGGAGATATAGTATATGTTAATGGTTCTAAATTATTAGCTAACACATATATTCTATCTCTAATCTCCCAAGTGTCTTTAGCTTTTTGTTTAGGAGCTTCAACCTTAGGTTGTTCTTTTACAACCACTGTTTCTTCAACTACAGGTTCTTCTATAGTTTTTTCTTTTTTCTTTGCCATAATATAATATAATAAAAATTAGTAAATAAAAGAAAAGAGGAGCGACTAGCGCTCCCCAAATCTTAATTGTTGTTATTAATAAGTTGCTATACCTTCTAACATTACAAAGTTATTAGCTCCTTGAGTAATTAAACATCTCTCAGATAAGAAATGCATCTCCATTGCATCTAAGTCTGTAGTAGCCGCTCCAACTGAACCAGTAGTCCAAGTTTTGAATCGTCTATCATCCATATTAGAAGCTCGGTATCTAACATGTAAAAACGGTCTCTTTAAGTTTTTACCTAAAGTTTGATCGTATACAGTAGTTACACCAGCTGGAACAAATACACCTCTAATGTGGTTTGCAACATCTGCAATACCACCTCTTGTAGATTTATCATTTAGATATTTCCAATCAGTTTTGTAAAAGTCATAAGACGCTCTACGGAAACCTGAAAAACCTAAATTTAGTGCCATATCTTCTGAGTTATCAAAAACACCATAAGATGTACCACCTGAACCATAAGAGTTTTGACTAGCTAACATAGTGTCTATTTTCAGAGAAGTAGTTCTATTTAAGAACATCATATATTCTTCAATAGCGCCCTGCTCATCAAACAAACCAATTATTTTATCAAAGTCTGCTAAATGAAGACCTGGATCGTTAGCTGGAGTACCTGAAGCCCCGATTCCGTCGAATATATTACCTCTATCTTTGATAGCTGCAAAAAATCCTTGAGAACCTTTAATGTTTGCAGTACCTTGGTGACCAACTATACCACCTGTATGAGTGACTAACTCGCTTTCTAACATCATTGTTTCAACGTAATCTGCGAACCTAGACTTAGTGTCACCAGCAGCTTTTAAATACCACAAGTAACCATTTTGTCCGTCTTCACCTGTTACTTCAACCCAACCGATTTGAGAAACATCAGATCCTGAAACCTCATATTTATCTTTCATTATAACAGGGTTGTTGAAAAAAGATTTAAATCTAGGAGCGTTAGCACCTTCTCTACCAGCAGTTCCTTTTGCATATTCAGATCCATAAACAAATATAGTTGTTGAAGCGTCTGTAGCTCTACTGTTACCAGTAACTTGTGTTAGAACTCCTAAAGGAGAGTCAGTTATTAAATCAGTCATTGTTATCTGAGCACATAAAATACTATTAATAGTTGCCGTACCAACATTTGTTACGTAACATTTTCTAGTAAGATCTGCATCAGCAACTACAACTAAGTCACCTTTTCTAATACCATGGTTTGTAGCTGCGTCAGTTCCAGTTATAGTTGTTCCGTCTATATCTTGAGTTATAGTAAAAACATATTCTCCATCATCTGGATCTGTATCATCTACGTTACCTTTATAAGATAGATGTAATCTACCTTGTTCAGACCAAACTACTTGATCTGCTGTCATGGGCTCTTCTGCCCCGACCATTTCTAAAAACCCTCCAATTGTTCTATTGCCGAAAACCTCAGCTTCTTTTTCCATTAAATCAGGTACGTATTGTTGCGCCCAATTAACTCCTGCTGCTGAAGCAAAATCAATATAATTTGATTGAAGCGTTTGTTTACCTGGTGCCGGTACACTATTGAGATTAGGGCCGGCGGTAAAATCACTTGCTGCCATATTTTTATATTTTAATTATTATTACTTTTTCTATTTTTAATTCTTAACTTTAAATCATCTGTAGAACTACCTAGTACTCTGTACTTAACTCCACCAACATTTGTTTCACCATGCGTTTGCCTAGGATTTAAATTTATATTTTTATCTTTAGCAACTTGACTTTTTATAGCATCTGCTTTACCTTGCTCGTAAAAGTGCTTAGCAATAGCATCTGCATTCATAGCTGTAAACAAAGATTTATGATAACCTCTAGCGTCTTCAATAACTGAACCATCTTTATCGGTAAATCTGTTTATAAAGTTATTTAAATCACTTTGGGTTGTCTTAACTTTGTCAACGTCTTTAACATTAAATCTAAATTTTTTATCTCCGACTTCATAATCAAAACCTTTGAAATTTTTATCGAAAATACTATTAGTCTTTTTTAAAAACGTTTTCTTGCTAGCTTCGCTTGCTTTTTGTTTTTCTTCAGATTCTTTATTGTATCTATTAAAGAAGTCAATAGCCTTCTGTTGTTCAGAGGTCAACTTTGACCCAGCTTTGATATCTTCATAGTATTTGGACTTTTGCCCGTCCAGGTGGGCTCTAGCCTCGGCAACTTGCTCTTTGAGGGCTATTTTCTTTTTACGTATATAATTTGGATCATCTGTTTCTTCATCATAACCAAAGTTATCTTCTAATAAAAAAGATCTTTCTTCAGCTGTTAAGTGTGATTTAGTTGTTCTATAATATTCATCAAGAACATCAGAGTCATCCATCTTAGACACGTCTCTATTTAAATTAACGTAGTCATTTATATCACCACCTGTTTCATCCATAAAATCTACCAACTTTTGTATGCTCTCAGGTAATGGTTTACCAGTAACTTCAGCCTCTTGTATAGCTTCTTCAACTTCTTCTTCAACTTGCTGAACTTCTTCATCTGTTATTTCTTGAACAACAGGTGTTTCTTCTTCAACAACCTCCTCTTTAACTTCTTCTTCAACTTTAGCTTCAGGTTCTGGATTGACTACGACCACCTTATCTTCCTCAGCGGGTTGTTGCTCAACCTCTTCACTTTGTTGAACTGGTGGTTTTCTTAAATCAACTTTAATAACGTCGTCATCTATAGGTTCACTTTTAATTTCAACTTTAGTGACGTTATCATCTTTTATTTCTTCAGTCTTTTCGACTATAGGTTCTTCAACCTTTGTTTTCTTTTTTGCCATAATAAAATTTTATAAAATATTAAATATCAAACTTTTCAAAATTCGCTCCACCCGTAATTAAATCATTACCTGATGATTCAAACTTTTTAAATGTTTCACCCCCTTTTCTTTTGTCTATCATTTCTTTTTGGTGCATAGCTTGCTTATCTACTCTTTGATCTCTACGATCTTCACGCATACTTTCCATTTGATTGTTTACACGTGTTTTCATATCTTCAAGCTTAGTATTTAATTCGAACTCATAAGCCATTAAATCTTTTTTAACTCTAACTTCATTTTCTAAATACTGTATTCTAATTTGGTTTTTAGCTTCTTCAAGTTCTATATCAGAAGCTACTTTAGCTTGATTCTTTTGTATCTCTGCTTGTGCAGCAACTTGTTGTGCTTGAGCGTTAGCTTGAGACTGTGCTTGCATATTTTGTTGTTGCATTGCTTGATCTCTTTTAGCTTTCTTTTTTCTTTTAACTTTTAGTAGTTGATTAGCTAGTTTTAAATTTCTAACATCTCTAAGATCTATAGCATCGTCTAAGTCAATCAACTTTTGACCTAATGCTGCTTGTATATTGTTTTCAAGTATTTGTTTTTCTTCTTCATCAGGCATTAACTCTATAAATATACCAAAGTCATATAAATGTAAATTTTGCATTTCAGATAATGTTGCAACATTGTGAGCACCTATAGCTTGTATAAACGCATTTTTTGTTGGAGAATATTCTATTATATCTGATATCCTAAGTGATAAACACTCTGCTGCTTCAGCTGTTAAGTATAACATAGACTGTAGTATATGTCTTGTAGCTGTATTAGAATTAGCTGCTGCTATTTTTTGAACACCAACTAAAGCGTTACGGTCTGGATTACTACCATCTCTCGCTTCATTTAAACCAGTTACGTCACGTATCATTTGTAAATAGTAGTTATACGTTTGTATAAGCGACTGCATTTTACCACCGTTAACATTGTTATTTATTTGTTGTATTGGTACTTTACCAGGATTCATTTCACCATCTGATGTAAAGCTTCTACCTATAACACTACCAGTTTGGAAGAACATATTTAAAGCTTCTTGTGGATTATAGTTTGTTCCATTACCAAGATCTATTTCTGCTAAACCGTCAGCATCTAAGTAAACACCATCTGGTACCATACGAGACATTACTTGTTGTAACTTTAAATGTGTTAACTGTATCATATCAGCAAAACCCGTTATCCTACCAACTAATGATTCAATAACACCATTATACATTCTAGGTGCTACTATTTGATAACTCATTTTAACTTTGCTAAAATCAGAATCTGATCTCATCATGTTTGGAGCCATACGCCATTGTAACAACTTGTCTGTTCCTAATATATAAACACCTTCGTATAAAGCCTCAACAACTCTTTCTAGTTTTTTAAATTCAGCATCTTCTGTTTCAGGTGGATTAAATGTATCATCTTTTTCAATTACCTTTTCAGCACCACTACCAACTTTCTTTAATTTATAAACATCATTCATATGAGTTTTGTAATTAAAGTATAATACTTGTATTTTATTTTTGTCTCTATTTGATTTATAGTTTATTAAATCAGATGAAGACTCTCTTATTTGTTTTATATCTTCTTCAGATAAATCTGGAAACTCTTTAACAAGTTCATTTAATGGTATCTCTTTAACTTCTCCTACGTAATATATATCGTTAAAGTAAGGATCTTCACAATAAGAATAAACTAAATTTGCTGGATCAACATATTCGACTTCAGCACCACTACTAAAATCAAATGTTGTTTTTGTAGCTGCTATACCTATAGTAGTAAGATCGTATAAACATCTTCTTCTTATCAAATCATAATCACTGTTTTCAAACAAAACATTTAAAGCCTGCTCTTCAGCTAACTCAACTGCTTGTTTGTAGTTAAGTTGCATATGAAGTGCAAGCTCTTCTTCTGAGTCAGGTAGTTTTTCTGAATCGTTTTCGTAAAGATCTATATTAAATTGAGCTTTAGCTAAATCATTATATTCTCTACTTTTTATATCTCTAAGTATAGACTCCATATACTCAGTTCTTTTACTTATACCGTATTGATCTTGTGAAAAACAGTTTATTTGATAAGATCTTTGTGCCATACCGTTAACAACAATATCAACAAACTTAGGTATGATAGGTACCGGCTTCCAGTCTAAATTTAAATAAGATAAATCACCATTTATAGATAATTCATTTTTATACTTTTGTATTGGTTGTTCACCTCTAGCGTATAATCTTAACTTGTGAAAATTATTTATTTGACCACCAAATTTATTCGTTGTACTTGAAAACCACTCATGCTTAATAGCTCTCGCTACTTTTAAACCATAGTCTTCACTAACTTTTTCTAAATCACTTACTGCTTGAGATGGAAAGTTTATATAACCGTTATTGTATTTCATATCCCTTGTTTAATTATTCTAGAGTTAATTCCTTTATTATTGTATGTTGATATGTTTAGGTTTATAGGTTCTCTATTTACTTTTGGGTTTGGTCTATACAAATGTCTATTACAAGCCATTATTGCTAGACCAGAACTTATTGAAGCGTCATACCTTGTTCTTCTGTTTATATCAAATTTAGACCAATCGTTTAAAGTGTTATTAAAATACATTGTACCATAAGTACCATCTTCTAATAAACCAACGTGGTCGTTAATATACATTTCAATAGCAGCTGCATGAGCTTGCTTTATATCTTCACTTGAGTTTGGTATACCACCTACTTCTTTTTCAGATA